CAGGTTTGGCATTGAGCGTCTGACCAATGAAATCAGAATTGGATCCCATGTGTCAAGTGCAGCATTACCACCAACAAATGATGTTGGAGCTGTTTCTGTGAGGAAGTTCTTGTCTTCCTTTAGTGCCTTCTCTTGGTTTTCCAAGATGAGTGTAGTGACCGCCCGCTTATAGCTGTCCTGAATCTCTGGGAGGTCAGGGTGCTGAAGGACTGGCTGCCACTTTTCTTGTAGATGTTCTGTCTGAAACATTTGTTTCTCCTTTTATTTTCTACTATTTATAAAATTGTTTATTTTGCACTCGTAGCATTACGACCAATAGCAGCCATGTAAGCAGCCATTGAACCAGTAGTATCAACGTCCTGTGCGGTGCCAGTGTCTACATCATCAATAGTTTCAGTCGCTTCTGACAAAGTTGCATTTGAAGGGAAGTAACTTTCCTTCAGAGTAGCAAGTTTCTCCCGATAAGATTCCTCATCTGAGTAATCTACATCTTCAATCAGTGACTTAAACTTTTCAATTTCTGTCTCGGCAAGGTCAGAAGAAACTTCTGTCATTACCTGTTCCTTAACTAGTTCGGCATTTGCAGACTTGAGTTCAATGGTACTTTCCATCATCTCGTTAATCTTACCTTCTAGTTCTGAAATCTTTTCTGATTGTGCTTCAAGCACATCATATTTTTCATCTGGAACATCAACATAATGGTCTTCAAACAATTGTTTCAAACCTGAGATAAAGTCTTCAGCGATTTCGCCTTTCAACCCTCTTTCGATGGCCAACTCATTCTCTTTCATCCATTCTTCAACAACATAGTTCATGTATGTGTCAACTTTTTCAGTCAACTCACCCTTTGTTGCGGTAATATTTTCTTCCAGTTCTGTTTGGTAGTCGTCTTCCATACGTTCTACTTCTGAACGTACTTTTGATTTAACGGCAGCTTCAAACACTGTTGCAGCTTTACGTTTAAATTCTTCGGAAAGATCACCTTCGCCATTCATCAAAGCGTCAACGTGCTCACTAACGTCAATAGTATTCAGACGATTTTCGACTGACTCTTTCTTGACCTTTTCTTCAGCACTTTCTTCTTTTGAAGATGGGTTCATCATTGCAGTGATTGCCTTTGCCATTTCTTTGGTTTCAGAAGCAGGCATTTTTTGCATCATTTCAACAGCATTATACATAGCATTGATAGCATCTTTTTTGGTTTTCATTGTTTCCGTCTTGTCCATCATTTCTTTCTTGTCCATTTCGGAAAGGTCTTCTTCACCTTCTGCTTCGTATCCAGCAGCAAGAGGTTTTGCAACCTTCTTCATGCCATCATTACCTGTATCCATCTTGTCAGGTGAACCTTCACCCTTTTGTTGTGCATCTCCACCTACTTCTTTCGCCTTTGCAGCGACTTTCTTAGCAGGGGAGTCTTTTTGATTTGGGTCTACTACAGGTGAGCCAGTATCTTCGACTTCGCCTGGAATAGAGTCCATCTTATCGGCAGCACCAGCTGATTTCTTAGGAGCATCCGCACCATTGGCTTCTTCAAGCTCATTAAGTACCTCTGCTTCTAATTCCTCAATGGTTTTATCTAATTCATTTGCCATGGGGATTACTCCTTTACAATATTGTTACGTTTATTTATAATTTATAACTTTTGAAGAAACTTTGCGAACTCCAAAGCGTGTGCTTTTGTATTATTCTGTCGTACATTTTCTTCAATGTTTTCTTTCATATCCGCAATATCGGCTTCTTTAATTAAACCGTTATTCCAGACCCACTCTTTACCTTCCATAATACCCTCAACAAATGCGTTAGGAGCACTTGGGTCTGCTACAATATCAGCAGCAGTTGCAAGGTAAAAGTCGTTTCTCACTACGTTAGCGCCATTCTTCTGGTCTAAACTACCCATGCCTCGTGAAGATACGCCAAGTTTAGCGCCATCGTCCATCAAGTTCTTTACAATTTCTCCCATTGGTGTTCCAAGTATTTTGGCTTCACCAACAAAATTCTTTCCATCTGGTGTCAACGATGTAATCATATGAGATGCTCTCTCAAGATTAACTGTTGGGCCTTCTGGATGACCCAATTCACCAAATGCACGTTTTTCATTAACGTATTCTTTATTATATCTATTGACTTCTTTTTGAAGTATTTCCATAGGATATACACGACCATTACGGTTCTTGATATCGGCTTGCATGAAGATACCTTTAATCTTATAATTCTTCTTACCGTTTTCTGCTTCTTCGATAAGATAATCAGTACTTTGTTCGATATGTTCTGATATCAGTTTTAAATGTATAGTAGACATGATCCTATCCTTTATGCAGTATATGCTTCATCTTTTCTAAATTCAAGAATTACAAATCCAGAAGTTCCTCTGGTTTGTCCAGTAATATCAGAGGATGTTGCAGTGGTGTTTGTTGCAGCAGCTTTAATTGCACCGGCAGAACCATCATAGTGTCCAGTACCAGCAAGATGTAATGCAACAACATCAGATGATGCACCTTTAAACTCAATGATACAATCACCAGTATTACCAGCGGCAGTACCTTGGGTAAATGACCACCATGCTCTTAACAGGTCTAACTTTGCTCCATTCGCAAATCCGTCTAATCCATCTCCATTTAGAATAAGGTTTGTTGCAGTATCATTATCAAAGACTGCTTTAATTGTCACCATACCACCTTGTTTTGCAGCGGTAACTACTGTATCTCTCAATGTTGTCGTTACGAATGACATTATTTAACTCCTTAAAATGATAACATTTCTTTTTCAAAATATCCCATAAGTTGCTTCTCTGGCACTTTATGTTTTTTAGATACTTGATTAATAGTTTTTTCAAAAGTATTTAGGAAATCTGAAGGTTTAGCATCCATTTTTGCAAAAATATCGTCAACAGCATCCTTCATCTTAGGAGACAATTTCTTGTACTCCTTAGATTTTTTATGCTCGTCCTTCTCTGGTAGAGAAGTATATAACTCGTTAAACTGCTTCATCTTCCTCTACTTCTGGGATGTGATTCCTTACAAAAGAACCAGCAACTTCTTTTCGTTTGTCTTCTAGTGCGTCACCAACTTTTGATGACATTGCATTTTTAAATGCATCTTCTGCACCCATCATATTCTTATCGCTTAATGCGCTTACAAAATCTTCTGCACTCATTATTTTTCTCCATTATCTTCTGGTGGTGTCTCACCATCATATTTACCTAAGTCATCTGCTGGTATTGGTGCGCCATCCATAGATGGGTATCTTGTAATACCATCAGTATTCTGTGGTATATCAACTCCACCCTCATCAGGGTCAAGACCAGCTTCTTTATTCATTTGTGTCTGCATATCTTCAATCTCTGCATCATTAAGGTTAAGAACATTTTTTTGTACCCACTCTTTACTGAAGAATGTACCAATATAAGATTCGATACTACCTAATGCATTGATTCGGTCTTCCATCAACTCTGCTTTTTTCAGTTCTGCAAAGTGACCATCCTGTAGGAAGTCATACTGAATGTGTTGATTAATTTTTTTCCAATCTTCTAAAGTAATCACACCTTTAAGAATAAGTTGTGTTTTTAAAATATCAGTGAATATAGGAGTAAACTTTTTTCGTAGTCTTTGCACAAATTTAGTAAACTTCAATTCATCTCTGGTAATTTCTGTAGAACGACCAAGACTAAAACCAGCCTCTGCTTCTAGACGAGAGATAGGAACATTTAAAGAACGATATAGTTTCTTCTTAAAGTATTCAATATCATCAATCTCACCAAGGTTAGACCCGCCTGGTAAAGTAGTAATCTCTGTACCACGACCACCTTCTCTACGAGGCAACCAGAAGTCTTCCAACATTGACATATGATTTCTGTCATCTCTGATTTCACCAGTAGATGCATCATACACCAACTTGTTACGATATCTATTCATAACATCTTTTAGGTACTGTTCTGCTTTAATTTTAGGTAAGTTACCCACATCAATATAGAAGATACGTCTTTCTGGAGCTCTTGATATACGATAGATAACAAGTGCATCCTCAATCATTCTAAGTTGATTTACAGGTTTGATTGCCTTATGTAGGTATGAAAGTACATGACCTTTGTTTTGGTCAATCAATCCAGAAGGACAATATGTGATGCTATCAGGAGCAATCTTGATACCCTCAGTAGCTCCTGTTTTTAATCCCTTATCATTGTAAAGAAAATATTCGTTAACGGATTTAATAAGTTCTACACTAGTTGTACTCTTTTTTGGTTCTTTGCTTATTTCTTTAACCTTACGAATTTTTTTGGGTTCAATGTACCGTAGTTCTTGAATACCCTTTTTAGGATTTTTTTGGTCAATAACTTTATGGTAAAAAATACGACCATCGACATACCAACGTCTGAATATGTCGTGTCCTTTTGTATCAAAATTCATAAGTTCTAGAACAGTATCAAATTCTTCTCTGATACGGTCTTTAATTTTTTTAGGATAATCGAGTCTGTCGAGAACCACTGCAACTGCTTGGTCACGTTCATTTGCAACAATCGATTCATTAATAATATCTTCGATTGCACTATCGCACTCTGGTTGTTGGGCTATATCACGATATCTACGAATCAGATCATGTTCTGTTCGTTCTCTACCATCAGTGTCTAATAGTTGTGCATAGAACCCGCCACCAGCGACCTCAAGAGTTCCGTCTTCTGAACTAGGTTCAGTAAACTTCTCTTGAGAGCCAGTGTCTTTTGCACGTTCAAATTTAAAACCAAAAAGTTCAGCCATAATATGTTATTCTCCTACTGTGTGTACTATTTAGTAGGTTTAGAAACTAACGCCTGAAGGCTCAAAGTGCTGATATCTCCATGTAATCGGGAAGGTTTCAATTTCAGTTGCCTCACCAGAACTTAAATCAATCTGACCTACTGTTGTTGGAAATGCATTTCTAAAAATATAACTCTTTAGAACTGTATCATCTCTGTCCAGTTGTTCTACAGTCAAATCAGTCTGATAATCAGAAGGTGAAATTAGACCAGTGTTATCAACATAACTGTTTATACCATTCTGCCACAATTCCATTGCGTTTCTAATCATAAAGTCTGTGTCATTATATACTGTTACTTCCCATGGCTCAGGAGCTGGTCGGTCACCAGTAATATAAATGTTTCTACCTCTAAACGGTACTGGAATTTCAGTCAAGTTAGATGCAGGCAAGTTTGTTGCAGTTACAAGAAATGAAGTTCTACGAACATCAAGTCCAATCGCAATCCCTGATGGGGGTGTCAGTGTGACCCTAAATTGGTTGGCTCTTGCGCCACCCCCAATTAGATTTGCTTTAAAGTCATCTATGTTTCCCATGATTAGCCTCCTACCTCAGTAAATGATACCCCTGAGCGAACAGCGATAAAGTTAAGTGAAATGAAGTTGATAGACCTAGCAGGTTTAACAAAGATGTCAGCAACAAACTCATTACGATCAATGACTTCACCAGTATTATTCGTACCGTCTGCTTTAACACTAAAGTCTGAAATACCTCTACGACCTTGGATATCTCTCAAGAATGGTTCTACCAAGTTTCTAAATTGTGCTCTTGTGAACTCATCATTGAACTCAAAGAGTTGGAACTTAGCAGCAGTTGCAATTGCCTTTTCAAGAAGCAAGAACAAACGTCTTACATTGATACGGTCAAATGCACTTGGTTTTGTAAGAGCAGTCTTATCACCAAACAGAACCACACCTTGGCCTGGGAAGTTGACAACAGGATTTACTCTTGCACGATACAAATCATCACGTTCTTGTTGATTTGGGTTGTGTGAAAGTTTTACTGCACCACGAACATTTCCTCTGTTGAAACCAGCAGGGGAGAAGAACGAATCTGCAACTTGGTCAGTGAAAGCACAAAGACCAGCAGTATCACCATTCAAAGGCACCATGCGATATACATCACTGTACTTATCGTACATATACTTGTAACCACTATCGAACACCATGTAAGATGAAGAAGGACACAAATCAAATCCAGCAATCACGTTTGCGTTTGCAGTAGATGAAAGTGATACTCCAACTGTTGCGGCACGATATGGAGAAACAAATCCTACACAATCTCTACGAGTTTCGCAGAGTGCAGTAATCATTGTTACATGAGTGTCCATGTTTGCAGCTGTATCAGCAACAATACTTGAAGAACCACCTAACACTAGATTAATATCTAATGATTCTGTGTCTGCAAACTTGTCATATGCAAGTGCAATCTCACCATTAGTTGTTGCATAGTCATCTGTTCCACCAGTTAGATTATCAATTGTTACTGGAACAACTGAAGTATATGCAGTTGTTGTGTCTGTACCCCAATTAGAACCAGCAGAAATGTGATCTGTCCAGTAAATAAACTGTGATTGAGCAAAGATAACATCTGAATAATAGTTGTTAGAACCTTGTGCAGTTTTTGCATTAGGGTTCTTTGACATATTTGCAAATCTTTCAATTACTGAAGAAGTTCTTTGTCCAGCAACGTCATTGTCAAATCCTGTGATATCACCAGTTGTGTCATAAACAACAACATGAAGTTCATCACCAGAACCACGACTGTTTGCAGTTGCCCAATCAGATGTGCCTGGCGCACCATCAAACAAGTCATAAAATGCCCAACGTCTTTTGATGTATGAGTTGTCTGGAATAACATTCTGTAGTCCAGCACCATTTGGATCATCTTTTAATCTTATTGTTAAATCGTTATCAGATGTGTCGATTGCAGTTACTTCATACTCATTAAATTCATCAACTGGTGTTGCACCAGCAGAATCTGAGAAGAATGAAATCAGGTCACCAACATTAAATGCTGAACCAGCTGCGTCTACGTCATCGACTTTAATTGTGGTTGCACCAACAGCATCTTCACCAACTGTTAGAAGACTTCCACCTAAAACTTGTTCGTATGCAGTTGCACTTGGACAAATCTGAACACCGATTGAGTTACCCCAAGTTCCAGCAGTTCTTGCCGCCCACTCTCCATGAGAACCTTCACCACCATCAAAAGATGCTTGGTAATGGTCATCGTCACGAATGAGGATACCAGAGTTTGCACCAGCGTTTAAAATACCAGAAGCAGCTCTTACCACTTTTAAATTATCTGCATACTGTAAAAAGTTTGCAGCGGTAAAAAATGTTTCAAAGTTACTTGAATTTGGTTTACCGAATATTTGTACCAGTTGCTCTTCTGAACCAATTGTTGTTACAGAAGATACTGGGCCTTTTTGAAACGCACCAGCGATTGCACCAATTGATGTTGCAACTGCGGGCACGACATTTGTTAAATCTACTTCTCTGACATGAACGCCAGGCGAAACTAAAAATGACATGATTTTTGCTCCTTAATTTTAGAGTACTCTCTTTATTTCCTTATATTTATAAAAATGAAGTTTCTAAAAACTCTGTTTTATATGACTCAAAACTTATAAATAATAGTATGACAAACGAACATTATGAAAAATACAAAGACACTATCAAAAAGGTGGCTCGTAGGAACTACCAAAAACGTGTTGCATGGTTAAACAATCACCTTGGAGATGAATCTTGTATTCATTGTGGTGAGAGTGAAACTGTATGTCTTAAACTATATCCACATGATGCAGAAATTCGTAAACAGGCAAAACGTGTAGGTGTTAATGACGAAAGTAGAAAAGAAGTTCACAAACTAATGAATAATTGTAAAGTGGTATGTTCTAACTGTTGGATTAAGTTGGACAACGATTTGATTGAATTTCTTTAATTATTACACTTCTTTCTTCATGGGTCATCGAAGCCCATTGAGTTATTTCTTCACTGGTTCTTAAACAACCAACACATACATTATCTATAAGTTTACATATTTTGACACATGGAGATTCTATGTCAACCCAATCTATTCTCTCCTTATTGCCTCTTCGCATTACCAATCCGAATCATATTGTCTAACTATCGGACTCCATCTTGTACCATACTCATCAATAGCAGTTCCAATATTATCATCCTCTAGACCATTAATAACAAAACCAAATGGGGCCATGTCTTGTTCTAGTTGATCTTGGTTTTCTGCATACATTCTTTCTCTGATATCATTATTAGTAAGTTCTTTAAAGTATGTCTGGTCTGTCACCCATGCAAAGATAAACAAACACGCAACCATATCATCGTGACATCCATCATCTGCTTCAAAAGATGAACCCTTGACAATAAATGTAGATAACTCATTGATTGTATCAAAGTCTTCTACAATTAGTTTGTTATCCTCAACTAATTGTTTTAGATTAGAACAACCAATCTTCTTAACTGCTTTTGTTGTTCTTACACCCAACTGAGCTCTGCCACCAGAGAAACCACCACCAAGAACTTGACCAGCACGACCACGCATAGATGCCATAATAAGATTGTCATACTCCATATCAAACTGCATAGCGTTTGCAACTTGTTCTCCAATATCGTTTACCTCAATCAAAACAAATGCAGTATTGTATGCGGTTGCTACTTGATATATTCTTTGTGGAAATAGTAATGGTTTAAT